TATCCCCCATGTCTAGCACAACAACGTCAGGTGTGTAGGATTTAATAACAGACTCTACCCAAACCATATCCTTACCTGTTGCGTCAATGAACTTAACATTATCCTTGATACGTTGATACTTAGCAGTTGCTGCTGAAGGGTTATCCCGTATCTGATTGAGTGTCATGCCAGTAGACGCATTGAGGTAACGTGCTGCTACCCTATGTACTGCCTCCTCATTACATAACACTAGGCACTGTGCGCCCTGCTCTGCAAAACCTTTAGGGCCAGCAATGAATGACGCATGGCTAGAAGTCTTACCTGTCTCAGGTCTAGCACCTATCATAATAAGGTGACCACCATTAACACCCTCCACCTTACGTGCCAAGGTGGGTAGGTTGAATGTCCACTGAGCCTCAAGGTCACACTTCTTAAGCAGTGCATCCATTTCAATGTCAGCCCACTCGACAGACAGGTTAGGTGTAAAGTCTTCATTGTAGTTATCAAGAATAGCACGTAGTGGCTCAAGCGATAGGTGCTCACCATTAACGTATTCAAATCCTAGGTTAGCTACCTCTTCACCCACCTGCTGTCGAAACATATCGGATAGTACATCACTGGCTATGTCTACCCCCATCACAACTTCCTTGTCTACCTGATCAAAGATACTCTGAAAGGAATCTTTCTGTGCAGTAGTAATGGTAGGACTCTTGGAGAAGAACAGTGCCTCTACCTCAATGGGTGTGACTGACCTATTGTACTTACCTATAGCACTGTCTATGGTGGCCTTTACCTTACGCCCTTCCTTACTGAATATACTATTGGGGCAACGTATGCCCTTGTGGTTATCATGAAAGTCTTTATCCATGAGTGTTCGTAGTAGTGCGAGTTCCATAGTGTGTTCCTATTCGTTATCTTTTATTACATAGTTTTCTATAAAGTGTTCTGGACTTTTGGACATATACCATTTGTTACGACCCTTAATTCTCCAACTACCTGTGGCTAGGCAGTACATAAACTTATCATTCATAAGGCAGTAGTAATCATCATATTCGGTACTTATACTATCTGCATACCGCCTAATCTTTACTATAGCACGTAACCTTTTAGCTTTCTTGAGTGGGCCTTTTCCTACATGCTCTTTGTGATAACTTCTTTCCTCATGCTCTTTAATTATTATCTGCGCTATCTCTTCTACCTGATCATCCTCTAGTTCCAACGCACTATGTATGGTTATATATTCGGGATTGTTTACGCAAGCCCTCTTAACACTTTCATAAGTTTTCCAGCTTACCATATCTGTTCCCTATAATTAACAATGTATATTACTGTACCATCAAAGCTTTAGCCGAATCAATATCATCCTTAAGATTGTAGTAATTAATAACACTACCTATGCTACCTTTAGCCCTACCCATGATGCGTCCACAATCTCTATAGGAAGTACCGATAGCCCGTAGCTGTATGACCTCCGCTATCTCTTCCTTGCTAAAGTTGTCAACTCTTTGGTCGGGTGTCTTACGAAGGTGGGCACCTATCTTTGGTTTGAATACGATACTCATTTCATTATCCTATCTATGCTGGCTTGGCGTAGGTTCCATATAGCACCATGCAATTCATATGCATTAAGTATAGCTACAACACCTGACTGACCTCGTTGTAGTATGGTAGCGCAGTCATAGAATGACACGCCCATTGCACGTAGTTCTACAAGCTGATCCTTCTCAGCATCCGTCCACCTGCGAGGCTTATACTTACGATCAATTGGCTCCACTACCTTGACAGGTAACAAGGCTGAGAAGTCTTTAGGGATCTTTGGTTTAAATACTAAGCTCATACATATTCCTCCACTCTATCTAGTCTATCCATGTATTCGTTATACAAATCTGAGTACGCATAGTACAGTCTTTGAAGTTCAGGGTCTTCCTCTGGAGTCAGTGCCTCTGAGTTATCATAAGCAGACTTGTATTCCTCCAAAGCTTTAACCATTTTACTGCGTAGTACCTTGGTAGAATCCATATCCACCACCACAGTACTAGGACTAAGACCTAGCTTAACCCAGTCCTTTGGCTTTGTGTCTTCCCCAATAGGTGGTGCTTTGCCTACAAATATATTGTCATAGTTATCTCTGTAAGCGTCCGTAGTTTCCTTACTCAAAATAGCATCCCCCGTAACATCATTCTTTGTAGCCATGATACCTCCTATCTATAAAATATATGTTCATCTATCGTAAACACTACAGTCATATGATCTGCCCAGTAGGGCTGTACATATGTGGCATGGTAGTGTGTAGCCCCATCGGATACATCAGTCACTCTACCATAGAATATGTTAGCTGCCAAGATGGTAGCCTCTAGCATAGCCTTATCGTCAGTAGGTAAATCCGACATGCCATCACAAAACCAGGAGTACTGGCAACGATGCCGTATAGGATTCTTACTATCCCATGAAGAATACTTAGCTTGTTTAACAACACCGCATACACTGTCAGGATAACGCTCGTCCTTAACCCTGTTCATGGTACTAAAGCCCACGGCTAACTGACCTACCACTGGTTGATCCCTCGCTTCAAAGTATAAGTTCAGAGCGAGGCACATCACGGCACTTAACATTTCTTCTTACCTTTCTTGGTTGATTCAGAAACGCCTAGATCGTAGCCTTCACTCCACCCCTCTTCATAGGAATCCGATGCCTCGTCTGCTAGTGCGTCTGCCATACTTGCAATTTGACGTAAGCCTTGTCGTGCTCTCTTGCACTTATCATAGTCAGAATCTGCATCGTCTAACACATCAAGAAATATTAAAGATAATGCTGACCAGCTAGGGCCATCTACTGCATCACTATTATTTTCACTCATGCGTCTGCTCCCTTGAAGAAAGATATAAGTTCATCGTCAGTATGGCCTGTGCTTCTACCTTGAATGGAGTTTAGTACAAATGGTAGCCCATCTACATACCCCATATCCACACACACTAACACGGGTACACTACGGAACCCCATAGCTATAAGAGAATTAGAATGAACAGACTCACCAGCATCATAGGAAACTATGTGCTTAGTTAATCCTAGCTTATCTAATCGTGACTTCATTTCTGCACATGGTGGGCAGTCTTTCTTAGTGTACAAATTATATTCAACCATTACGTTCTATCCTTTAGCCATTGTTTAAATTCTACAGGTGTCATGAAGTCCTCAATCACTATGGTCAAGGCGTTCATGGCTCTCTCGTTTCGGTTAAGTTCATCATCAGTTGCAGTAGTATCCTTACAGAAAGATGATACCACCTCATAGTAATCTACTAGACCCTCCCTAAGAAATAAATCTATAGCCTCAGATGTGAACACCTTACCTAGTGCCTCCAATGTTCTAGTGCTCATAACCCTACTCCTGTTGCGCTATCAACAATTACAAGTGTGACATACAATGCAATGGCAATGCAGACTACATACCCTGCTCCATACAAGAACTCAATTAGTTTATTCATACTGCTACCTCCTTTGGGTAGGGTTCCTGTTTATACTTAATGTGCTTAGTAACCACACGCTTGTATGTCTTACTGCCCACTAAGAAAATATACCTATGCTTCCTTGGTCTAGGTGCTGAGTAAAAATCATCACCATACTTCTCCCTCAATGCTTGGCTGCGATTAGCTACACCTCTGAACTCGTCAGCTATAGTCATGCCATGCAGATGTTCCTTGCCCTTTACTTTCCAGTCAGTACGCTTGGCACTCAACCCATGATAGGTAAAGTTACATGCTTGGTACACATAACCTACGTGTCCCTGTGACTTGTCAGCAAAGGACACAATGATACGCCCCTTGGGTAGCATGGTCAAACTCTTAGCTACCAGCATGGATGCCTCATTCTTTACGTTGTACTTCAAGCATAGCCTGTTAAGTTCTAGCACCTCACCCTTATGTGCATCACCTGCTATACCTGCCCTAAGTCCAGAGGATGCTGGTGTACCATAGGTAACTACACCCACCAGTTCTTCACCTTTGAATAGGCCATACCTAAAGCTAACACTGGGCCACCTCTTAGCATAGTGAATGTCTAGTATGAAGGGCTTGCAATCCTCCCTAGTTACAGGAGTTATAGTGTAGTCACTCATACTCGCCCCCTTCTACTATGGTTGTATGCCAGAACATACCACCCCTATCTAACTCCCACTGCTGATCTGTCAGTTCTTCTTTAGAACCTTTACCCCATAAGTAAGAAGACTTATC